TAATAAAATAATTGCTAAAATTTTTAGTATTTTCATAGCTTATTTTTGAATTAATTTTTATTGCGTATATTCTGCCAAAAGTTATTATATGTGTATTTATGCGTTTACAATGTAGTTACCTGCTATAATAAAAGCCGTCGTAGCTATCTTTGTACGTATGGTAGGCGTGTGGATATTTTTCTTTAGCTTCTGGGTCGAAATCAACATTAAATGAAACCCCAATATCATTAGCTGTTTCTGTTACTTCGTTTTCAGAATAATTATATACTTTCCCGTCTTCTGTCACAAATTCTGTTAACCATCTTCCCGTTCCTAACTCATCCATAAATTCGCCGTTTGAATTTATTCGTCTTCCAGTATATTGTAATACCAAAGTTTTTTGAGTTGTTTTTATGGCGTTTCGTCCTATGGTTACAGATATGGACGAAATTTTTAGCTTTTTAGGTCTTTTGCCTCCTAAATTAGAAGTAACAATATCCCCAACTTTAGCTATTTGATATTGTTTCCCCCATTCAATAGCTTGTTTTTCAAACTGAATAAAAATATCTTTTGCTTTCATACTGAATAAATTACAGCAGGTAACACACAATATAAAATATACGGGTGTTCGTGCCAAATTTTACGGTACTACCTTTAATTAAGTGTCGTGTATCGGGATAGGATACCGCTTTTAATCCCGTACATTTCATATTGTCAACCGTTATACGCAATTAAGCCCACTCGCCACATTGCGCACATTTACCAAATTCATCAAAAATAAAACTATTGCATTTTTTACATGTTATTATTGATTTATCGGTATCTATTAGCTTTATTTCACTTGATAAGTTCCATTTATGTTTTTCCCAATAAGCCAAATAGTATTTATTTTCATGCTTAATTATATTGCTTAATATTTCACTTTTATTAAGTTCAGGTAAAAGCATGTTGAATTTTTCTTCTATTGTCATTGAATTTAGTTTTTTTTAAATTATAAATAAAAGCGTATAACACAGCATATAAAATATTGGCGTTTTAGCTGTTTGCTTAGTTTTGTAGCTCGCAGTTAGTTATGTATCGGTAGATACTTTCGCAGCTCCGAACTCGCCAACATTTCATACGCTCAACGTTAGTAGCCATTTTAAGAACCCCACTGCAACGCCATCGCTTCGGCAATTCCAGTAAATGTTTTTGAACGGGCTTTCCTTCGTTCTTCTTTTGGTAATTTAAAGGTTTCATAATGCAATCTGCTGTCAGTTCTACCACTTTTATGCACTATAATATCAGGCTCAACAATGTTTATGGCTTGTAATTTTGGTAATCCTTCAATCCATAAACAAGTGCTTTTGCGTTCAGTATGTCCAAATTGGTAAGGCTGTATAATTTGAGTTGGTTTTTTATAAAGTCTGCTCATTATTCCAATCGGGTTTTCAATGTAACCTTTACCAATTCTCTCCAATGCTTCTGCACATTTCAAAAAGCGCTGAACTGCTTCGGCTCTTTGTTCGTGTATGTTTGGAAATCGTTCAGCATATTCAGGCTTATAATATTTATTCGCTGCAACTGTAAGTCGAGTGCATTCAGGGTGCATTCCCAAAAATTCAGGCTTAATTAGTTTTATAGCCTCAAAACAATCCATTTGCAAATGTCTTTCGTGGTGCTTTCCGCTTGCTGGCAATAAATCGCAACTATAAGCATCATGTCCGGCATTTAAAAACGCTTCCATTACTGTTTGGCTTTCCTCGTGTGTTATCAACACTATCATAAAAATTGATTAAAAGATGAATAAAAAACGGCTACTAACAAGCGGTAATAAAACATTGTGATTTAATCTGTTATTCAAACTTTGTACCCCGTGCAAAGTTCAGTTTTGGCTGATAGGTTCGTGGCTCGCATTCCCCAACGATTTTATACCGCCAGCCGTTATGCGTTATTATAAAGAGCATTTCGCATCTTTTTTCGCATTATTTTTAATTTGTCATATCCGATAAATGAATTAACATATTGAGTTGGTAAATATTCATTTATTGAATATTCCCTAATTATGTCTTTAAACCCATTTATACCACTCATAAAATTAATTTTTTCAGCAGTACGTAAATTCTTATATTTTTTATCATGGCACAATATTTTAAATATTTCTATATTGTCAAAAGTTGTACGAATTGGGATAGTATGCTCCAATAGAGAACTTGCATCCTCTGTGAAAAAGTCGTTTAATAATTTTAAATAAGGCGTTTCGTAAAGCCGTTGTATATTTTTTTTCCCCAAACAAGCTTTATTTTTATTATAGTCTTTTTCAATATTTATAGGAGCGTATGCAACTGGGGTACATATTGAAGGGTTTAAAGGCGTTGAATGAACAATAATAGATATATTTTTTTTCAACTCCCCTATTTTTATAATTGTTTCTAAAAATTCATTGTAATCTGTTTCTGTTTCTGTTTCAATTCCTACTATGTTATATAGTTTTAATCTTAAAGCCTTGCATGTTGTATTTGATGTTATATATTTTATAAATTCAATTATTTGATTATTTGGTATTCTTTTATTCATGGCAAATCTTAACCTTTCACTAAATCCGTCTATTGAACTTGTTATTTCAGGAATAGCAAAATTTTTATAAAGCTCTTTTTTGCATTGTTCTATTTCAATACTTGAAGTATATCCTTGATTAAAGGAATATAAATTATTACCAGTATTTATATATTTTCTTGAAAATGAATAGTAACAAAAAAAACATTTATTTGGGCATCCATAGATTTGTTCTTTAGTCATCCCTCCTCCAAATGTATATACATTTGGATATAAAATATTACTTTGGTTAATTATAACATTTTTATGCTTCCCTATTTTTATTAAGCTTTGATGCTCAACATCAAAATTATTTTCAATTAGCCAAGATATTTCATTCTCAACTCTTCCATACCATGCATAATCAATATATTCCATAATAGGTATATAATTTTGCATCCCAAAACCACCGGCACATACTACAAATTTTCTTCTTTTCCAGTCAATATAATTATTCAAATATCTTGTTAATGCTATCATATCTAAATTAGATGTTAAGCTAATTAATACAATGTCATATTTATTGGCATTTTCTTTATCGGTAATTTTAACATCATACCCAGCATTAAATAAAACATCAATTATCATTGAAGCTCCAAAGTTTTTAAGGCTTTTAAAATTAAAATCATGTCTATCACCCTTTATTGGTTGGTATGACAAGAAAGCGATTTTAGTTTTTTTTGTTATTATTGGAGTAAATAAATTTCGATCCATAAAAAAATAATTAACAACGCATAACACGGGCTATATTTAATTTTTGCCTAATAAAGTTTCGTTCAAATAATGGAGTTTATGCAAGGCAAAAACTAAAACATAGCCCCATCGTTATAAGCAATTAATAACGAGCATACACCATTTGGTCGCCATTTAACCAATAAAATTCAATAAAACGGTCTCCTAAAATTTGACTAACTACATCTAATTTGTGTTGCATCCTTTTGCCTTTAATTTTACTTTCTTGAGTTGTATTAGAATCATTCCACATTATTTTAATCGAATTTTCTTCAATTCTCAATCTTACATTTTGTTTATGATACATTTTTTCAATGGTCATAATCTTTTTTACCTGTTCATTTGTTAATGTTCTTTCCATTATTTTAATCGTTTTAAGTATAATTCATTTTGTACTTTATTCTTTAATTTATTTAAAATTGTTATAGTTTCTTCGTTAAATAGTTGTTTATTATCATTTATTACTGTCAAAGCATCATAAAATGATAATATTTCTTCAAAATTTAACTCTATTTTTATGCCTTGCTCTACTTTAACTATTTTCCCTAAATGTTTAAAAATATCTTCCATAATTTAAAATATAAAAGCGTATAACACAGCGTATAAAATATTGGAGTTTAAGTGGTTTGCGTAGGTTAGTGGCTCGTAGTTAGCTCTGTATCGGTAGATACTTTCGCAGCTTCGTACTCGCCAACATTTCATACGCTCAATGTTAGGTATAATACTAGCGAAATTGCCATTTATCCAAATCATATTGTGAATTAATTGGTATTTCAACAAATAAACCTTTCCCTTTCAATCGACCTTTAAGCATAAATGAAAGTTTCGGGGTCTTATCATTTTCAGTGCCGGAAACGATAAATTCTTCAACTTTTACATTCGCTACTGAAGAAAATTGAGGTATTAACACCTTTAATTTTTGTCCTTCTTTTAAATCTATAAAATTCATATAATCAATATTTTGTGTTTATAAATCCGTACTATACCTAACAGCACCTATACGTAACGGCGGACGCGTTAGCGTCCTTTGCTAGGTTCGTCCATAGCCGCTATGCATAGCCGAAAACCCGTTATGCGCAAGTTTAAAACGGCCTATCTTTTTTAGATTGTAATTTCATATCAAAACTAATTAAATCCTAAAATCATCACATTGCAATTGAATTTCGTTACACATTTCTTTTATTCTACTTCCAACGCGCTCTCCGTATATATTTGAGACTGATTTCATTGGTAAATTGCTTGTAAAATGAGTAAATCCAATTTTTGTGTAACGATGTTCGATCACATGCTCAATAACATTTAATTTACTTCCATAATGTGTAGCCTCTAATTGTTCACTACCTAAGTCGTCAATAAGTAAATTTGTATAGTTTTTGTACTTTTCAATACCTTCAATCCCTTTTTCCTGATAGTCTGAAACTATTTGAATTGACGAAAATATTTTAAACCTAAAATTCTTTATTTCATCTTCATTAACGATGTATTTAACATTGTCAATTTCAGAATAAAGAAGTAATATTTCCATTGTTTTTGTCTTTCCGCTTCCAGTATTACCGCATAAATAAATACCTTTTTCATTAAATAGTTCTGAAATATCTGAATGAATGTATTTTATTAACAAAGTCCAGCATTCTTTTGTAGATTCTGTTATTTTAACAGTTCCTAAAAGTTCGGCCGCAATTCCGTACCAAACCTTTTTGGCTATTTCAATTGAGTACGGTAAATATTGAAGTCTTATAATTTTCTTTTTACGTGCTTCAATCAAAGATTTAACTATGTTAATTTGTTCCATTTTGTTTTAAATTATTCCAGTAACTATTTGGGTTTTTACGGTCAATTTCAATTGTTTTCTGTTCTGTTTTTTTAAATGAAGATTCTTTTTCCCATGTTCTTACAGCAGCCTGCCAATCTTTCATTTTATTTTTACCGACCATCCATCCCTTTGATTTATAAAAGTCGTAAAACTTATTAAAATCAACATTATTTTTTCTTTCTTCACAATAATTTTTTATCTCTAAAATTGTTGGTTCTGAAAATCGTTTTTGATTTTCCACTATTACTTGTTTATTGTTTATTGTTTCTTGTTTATTTATACTATCAATGCTTTGTATAGTGCTTTCACTTTGCTTTGAAGTGTGCTTTATCATTGCTTTGTCAAGTGCTTTGTCAAGTGCTTTGTCATTTTTTGATAAAGCAATGATATTTGCAGAATATTGATTTTTGCTTTTTTCTATCAATTTAAAAAATCCCCACATTACCAAATCATTGAATGAATCAATGTACGTATTATAAGATTTTATACCTAAAGCCTCCATAACCATAGTTGTAGGAAATCCAAATTTTTCCTTACCGCCCAATCTATTACAATGTTCTATTGCAAAAAAATATATAGCTGTATGATTTGGCTTTACCTTATCCGGGTTATGAAAACTAAAATCAAACCAATTTCTTGAAAGCTCAAAAGTGTTCATATTTTTGCATAAAAAAACCTCAGTCCTTTCGCCGTGCAGGGCTACTCGGAATGAGGTGTAATGTTTTTAATTTGTTAATCTCTGCACAGATTTGACACTACAAATATAAAAATTTTCTGATACTAATACACAATTGTTTCGTTTTCTTCTAAATAAAATTTACTTTTATTTATTGCGTGTTTTTGGTCGTTTGCTCGACCATTTAATAACCGATCGTTGCCGTTTTGCTTGTTGACGACTTTAAAGTTAAATGTTGTCATTTATGCCCAAATTTAAAATGCAACATGTTGTATCTGTTATCAAAATCAAATCCTAAAATTGTTTTTGCGCTTTCAGTATTTTCGTATATTTCGGCACGTCCAGCCATTACATGAGTTTCTTTAATCTCATTCAATTTTTCTATTAATTCGTCAATTGTCATTTTTTTTAAATTGAAAATCCCCTCAGTAACTCTGCGACAAGTTAAAGAAGGGATTTAAGGTTTTTACACCAGTTTCTTTATGTTGGTCGCAGTCAACATTTTTACAAATGTATAAAATTATTTATTATTGCACTCAATTTTTAATTGGAATTCACTTTCTTTTTTAGAATACTTTAATTTCTGACATTCAGTTTCGAGTTGACCATTTAAAAAGTAAATTTTTCAATACATATGACAATTTCCAACACTCCAAACTTCTCGTTGTGGGTTTCGTATTTGTTTAATACTAGCAAACTTTTTACTCATTTTTGTCAAGTTTAAAAATAGTTTCAAATGCTTCTTGAATTTTTATCCCTCCCGGATAATATTCGCTTTCACTAAGCCTCCATGCGTTAAATTGTTTTAAAATATTAACAGCCTCTTTAGTTGACATTGTGTTTTCCATTGTTTTATTTGTTTTTCAAGTTTTTCATATTGGGTCCTGAATTTTTTATCAGTTGCAATTAAAGCTGACCGAAAACTCTGTTCAATTTTTTAAGGTCTTCGATTATTTACTGAATAGTTATAAACCTACTTTTATGCTCAAATTCAGATTGTTTACTAAGTCCACCTGATTTTATTGTGGTTTCAATTATATTTAATTGATTTTCCCATTTTTTTATTAAATCTTGTATCATCATTTTTTAAAATTAACTATTCACAACCAACGGTAGCACCTATTTTCTAGCCAACCTAATATAAGATGTACTAACTATCCTTATAAATTCATTATTCCACCATAATTCAACTAAATTGTTCCTTCTATTACCTATTTTATATTCTTTGTTTCTCCAAATTACCGATACATCTGAATTTAATGTATTTTCATTTAGTTTACGACCTTCAAAGTCTTTACCTTTTTGTGAATAAACAGTTGCTAACATCCGCTCATACGTTATAGCCGTTTTATCTATATTTTCAACTTTCACTTTTATGCGTTTTTGTATCATCTTTTATAATTTTTTAATTCAATTTTAAGCATCGAAAGCAATTCTTTTTTTTCTGAACTTCCAAACTTAATAGTTTGCCGTTTAATTGAATTTAATAGCATGTATTCATTTAATCCCTCTCGTTCAAGTACATTTAACGCATGTGAACTACTGAAATTTTCGTCGTACTCTTCTTTTTGATTGCACCACTGATGACCTAGATGGGCATTCGACAACTTAAATTTAAGCAACGAACTTTGCGATTTTTTTATGTAGTGGCACACATTAATAGAGTTGTTTCCTAATGGATATCCGCAAATAATACATGGGTTATTTTTATCACGAATTTGAATTATTTCGTTAAAAACATTTCTGATAGATTCGTCTATTTTCATAATTTGGCTGCATTTGCGTTTTCGTGCCTTAAAATTGCGATTCTTTGCATTATATCGTTACATACTTCATTGGTTTGATTATGTAAGATTTTTAGCCTATCAAATACGATTTTGTATTGCGTAAATTGATTGCGTTCGTTTTCTATTTCAGTTTCAGCTTTTGCCTCTGCTTTTGAAACTGTCCAGTTATCAGAAATTAGCCTGTAACGCTCTTTTGCAAATTTTACCTTTTTTTCGTTTTCCCATTGGAGTTGAAAACAATTATTTTCGCTTACTAATTCGGCCAAGTAAAAATTTTCTGTGACTAACTTGGTTTTTAAATTAATCAAAACGTCGATTGTTGCCGTTTTGTAATTTTTATTGTACCAGTTAATTGATTCAGTAATTTCAGTTAAAGAGTCCATTTAAATTAAACTTACAGTGACTTTAGTTGATGAAGTTTTTACTGGCGGCCATAATTCAATTGTTTCTCCACTTGTTTCGTCAACAATAATAGTTTTATCTTTTAATGTTTTCAAAAACGCCTCGTGTTCTTTAACTTTATTTTCTGCCTCAGTTTTTGTTTCAGCGAGTTTTGACCATACTAAACTGTTAGAGTAGTCATATCGTACTCCAGTTTCCTTTAATGTCATTTTTGCCCCGTATATTTCAACTGTTTTTTTAGAGTGTTTTTCAAATTCTTTTTGAATTGAATTTTCAATTTCTTCATCTTTTCTAAGTTTTGAGATTGTTTCTTCAATTGCCTTTAGAACTACTGCAAGTTCTAAAGGGTTTCGTTCACCTGACAAAATCAAATCTTTTGTTTGATTAAAAAAACGCTCCATACTTTCCTTTGTAATAGGGAACTGATTCATTATGCTAATTGTGTCCATTATAGTGATTCTTTTATTAGTTTCTCTTTATTTTCTTTACTTATTTTGTACTTTTCTTCAATTTTAGGAATCAATCCACCTTCGCTTAAAAACTTTATCGCAGCGTACCATTCTTTTGTTTTAGGATTTAACCAAGGTTTTTGATTTTGTTCATCTTGTTTTTGTGTGTTATTTTGGTCTGGTTTTTTTTGACCTTTAAAAACATCTATGCCAATATATAGCCAACTACCTATTTTTGTTATTGCGTCTGTTACGGCTCCCTTGTACGCATCTCCCAAGTCAAAATTTTTATTTCCTTCGCCACCGTTATCGTTACCGCCAAAGCTTTCAAGTTCTATGTTATATTCTGGAATAGTAAGTTTTACTTTTACCACAACCATCCCATTAGTTGTTTTTTCAATTATTTCAGAATTTATTCTCCACGAACCAACACCAAAAACATCGCTTAATCGCTCTGTAACAAAAATAGCTTTTATTGAACTTAAATATGTTTTCGTAGGGTGTTGACTAACAGCTTCTTTTGGTAGTGGTTCTTTGAGCTTTTTAATTTGCTCTTCACTTATTTTTTTAGTTTCCATTATTTATAGTATTCGATTATTAATTCTGAATTACTTCACACATTATTGGCCTATCAATAGTTTTCACAAGTATAATATAGTGCGAATTGCAATTGTTTTGACCTGTTTTTATAATAATTTTTCGAATTAATATTAAATTAGTTTCAATCATTTTGAATGGATTTTAATTGCTGTTCTTGCAGTTCAACTAATTTTAATAATCCTTCGTGTTGTTTCGATAGATTTTCTTTTCTTTGAAATGCATATTTAGCCGTAAAAGTTCTTTTATGCTCTACTGCGAAGTCAAATGTATTTTTCCAGCTTGTTATTTCAGTTTCGAGCCTTTTTATTTCTTCTTTGTTTTCTTTAAGCTCAATACTAAGCTTGCTTTCGGTTGCCATTTCAATGATTTTCATATTTATAAGTTTTTAAGAATAGTAATACTTTATTTTTTCAAAAAACGTTTTTCCAATTAAAGATATATATTCTTTCGAAATATTTATAAAATCCTCTGTTGCTGGGTCAATTATTGTTAACTCGAATTCTTCTAACTGCAAGAATTTTCGCTCGCATTTTATCCCGTCGCCGTATTTATCTCGAAGCCAATCTCGATAGCTATACTTGTATTTAAAATCTACTTCGTAAGTATCTACTTTCACCATGTTTTCGAAAGTTTTGTCATAAACACCATCTTCGTCGACAGTTTCAGGAGAAAATTCTTCGTAAAGTTTTTCAACTATTAATAAAGACAAGCGCTTGATTTCAAAATCAGATATTTCCTTCATGGTTGTTATTTTTATCAAAGATATGAATTTATTTTAAAATGCACGTATGATTTATATTATTTTTTCAATTCTGATAAAAAATAATTTTCTATCATTTTAGTGGCCTTACCTTTATATCTTTCCATAACCTCTGATTTTAGAATTTTATCTATGCTAATGGTCATTTTTTCTTTATTTTTACCAGTTTTTTTTCGACTTCTTTTTGTTTTGTCGATTGATCCTTTTGTTCTTCCAGAGTTTATTCCTCCCATAATTTTAGTTTTAAAAATTTAATATAAATGTTATTCCGTCAATTTCAACCGATGGTATAATACCTTGTTCTACTTTTTTATTCGTCGTATTATAATTCAAATTATTTTCTTTTATATAACTTGGAAAATATTTCAAATTATACTTTTCAGCAATTTTAGAAAATATTTTCAATTCATCTGAATAATCTAAATCATTTTCAATTAATAATTGCACAAATCGTTCAGTAATTTTATTTGATTTTTCAAGTAATTCCATATTATTGAAATATTTTTCAATTTAATTTATGCGTATATAATATAGTTATAAACTATTTTAAGACACGCATCGTCGGTTCACTTTTGCCCCGTTTTATTATGTTTATTTTGACCTCGTAAATACCATCTTCATAAGTATCAGTATCTAATGGTCGAAGTTTCATTATTTTATCTTCAAATTCAATTCCGACAAGGTAACATTCACAGTTTCTATTTAGCTCTTTAATAAAAACTGTCATAACTTCAAATGGCTTCCATTTACTTGCAAAAAATTGTTTATCGGTCATAATAAAAACAGTTTATAACACATGGTAAACGTAACGGCTGACAAGTCCGCCTGTGTTGATGGTTCGTGCGTTTTGCCGCTACGTTTACCATCAACGTTAGCAAACAGGCTAAAGAAGACGCTGACCTGTGATAATTTTGTACAATTCTCGAAGTTTGTAAACCTTATCCGTTTTGATTTTAATATAATCAATTCCGATACGCAATTCGCACGAAGTTTCAAACAACTTATAGTTTTCGCCATCAACCGTTTTGTAACCATAACATACTTCAATTGCCGCATCTTCATCGCCAAGTTGTTTTTCGTACTGCACATATTTTAGAGTATAAAACTTATCATCTTTCCCATCTTTGTCGAGCCATTCTTTTCGAGTGAAATTAAGTTGTTTAAACTGCCATTCATCATCAAAAAAAGCCCGATTTGCTAACACGCCATATACTCCATTGGCGTGTTCGTGGGTATTCGTAATTTCTGCCATTTTATAAAGTTTTTAATAAATTAATAAATTCGTTCGTTCTAATCGCCAACGTAGCGTATGGCCATCGTTATCGGGCAGTAAAATAAGCCTCTGCCAATTTTACACCATCCTCAAATATTCCCTGTACTGTTTTATCTAAAGAATAATCCTCAATCTTATCTTTTAAAACTTCTTTATCAATAAAATCTCTTGTACATTCTTTTGATTGTGAAAACTCTTCAAACAAATTCATTATTTCACTTACAGCAATAATTCCACTTGGTTTTTTCTTGCTTAGAAATAGAGATAAATCAACTAATTCTTGTTTCATAATATATTTTAATTTAAAATCAAATGTAATAAAAACCGACCCGCTAACAGCAGCTATAAGCGGTTGCGGATTTCCAGTACACACCCGCAATCGCTTATAGCTGCGGAATCGTTATGTACTATTTTAAACGCCACTCTGAAAGTTTCTGCGTTATCAAAAGTTTTATTTCTTCTATTTTGCTTATTGGCATTCGAAATGAAATTGTTTTCGTAGGTTCAGCATATTTAGGTTTTGAACCAGCGTTTTTTCGTTTGCCTCCATGTTTTGTTTTCATTATTTATATTTTAAAATACTAAAAGACTTACGTTATATGATTATAATTAAAGTTATAATTCGTATGCTTTGGCGGCTTTCAGTATTTTAATAACCTAACCAATTATATAATTTACCAGTTGACCAATTAGAAATATTTACCCATTTACTTTCGTCGGTATTTGTATTGCAGTTAAAAACTACTTCTAATGCAAATAAAAATGTACCTTCAATCTTAGTTTCGATACCGTGGTTTTTTAAAATTTGTGCTTTCATTTTATTTATGTTTTAAATTCTAAGTAAAGATATATCTTTTATTTTGATTTCGCAAACTTATTCATGTTTATTTTTACTTATTTTGTAATTTAAAACGATTATAAATAAAACAGTACATAACATCAGCTAAATAAAATGCAGGTTTAATCAGTTATTCAAGTGTATTTCACCGCTTAAAATTCATTGTAACTTGATACGTTTCAGCCCGCAATCCTGCACTTTACTTAGCTGAAACGTTAGCACATATTTAAATTGCTTTCTGCATCCAAATAGCATTTTCTTCATTTTTATATTCTTTCCAATATTCGTATCCTCTTTTTTCGTACCATTCACGCATCCATGTGTCTTTTTTAACCCATAAACAAGAATATTTAGCACCCATTGATTTACCTATTTTCTCACGAATTTCTTGTAAATCAGTACCAACACCGCAGTTTCTAATTGTTTCGTATACACTTAGCCAATCCAAATAAACAGTCGTATTGTCATCATTAAACCAATAAATACGAGCAAATGCTAATCCATCTTTTCTCATTATTAGAATTGATTTCCCCCAGTCACTTTCTGTTAAATGAGAAATATAAACAGTTGCTAATATCCGCTCATACATTATTGCTGGTGTTAGCAACAAGCGTTAGAAAACGCCTCTGCGAATACTTCAGCGTGTTCAATATGCCAAAATAATCCTCTACGAATGACATCTTTTGGTTCTGATGGCACTTCAATAACTACATATCCATCTTTACCTACTGCTTTTGATTCATAATCTTCAACCTTACAAATCATCAAACAACGGTTATGCCTTCCCACTAGTCTTTCTTGCAATCTTGCATCGTTGTATTTATAATCAAATGCTGGATTGTCTTGTTTCGGAATTTCATGCCATTGCTTATCTTCCCATTTTAAAATTTCTATTGCCATTTTATATAAGTATAAAACGCCAGTCGCTAATACACGCTATATTCAATGCGGGTTGCAGTGCGTTGGTTATGCCGTGTACTTCTAATCAAATTTTCAACTGGGGATAAGTACGCAGCTTTGAATTCCCGCACTGAAATATAGCTTCAAACGTTGCAAAAATATTAAGACACGTTTTCGAGTTCATTTTGTAGTCGTTCTAATTCTTTCTTTTTTTCAGCCAATAGTGTTTCTTTTCTGAATTTATTGATAGCTGGCAATAATAGTTCGTTAAATTTTATTGCATCTTCATCTGTCATTTCAATATCCATAAAGCTAAGTTTACCAGAATATGGCTTTCTCGATGTAGGTATATCAACACTCCCCGTCCAAATAATAAATTTATACTCGGAATCAATAAGTAGTTCTAATGTATATTCTTCAACTCTTGTTATTTCAAAATCCTTTGATAACAACTTTTTTTTAAAGTGGTCTTGTACTTTTTTAATTTGATTTTTCATTTTTATAATTATTTAATTATTAATAAAATACATTTGCTAACACTCGCTATTTTGAGCCTCGTGCCAATTCATCCACTTTTTAATAGATTTTAAAAGTTTTTTAAGGCTTTTTTTATCTTTTAGCAACGAAATTTTATCAATAGTATTTCGGCTTTCGGTAGCTTTAATAAATTGATAAACTTTTGTTTTGTCGAGCAAATCTTCTGGTTTCATTATTTAAAATTTACATTTATTGCTTTATAACCGTATTCAGCATCTTTAACAAATACGTGGTGAAATTCTGATGTCATTTCATTTGTAGGTACTTTACCTTCATTTATTGCACATACAAAACCATTTGAAACTAAAATAGTATCTTCTTCGCTTTCAATAACATTGAAGTATTCATATTTTACTTCATTCATTTGGTGGTTTTTGTTGTATATTGTTCTTATGATTTTCATGGCGTTTATTATTTGTTTGTTTCTATAATTTAAAAGTACGCATTTGCGTAAACATTCGCAAGAAAAATCGTATTTATTTTTTGTAGTATTTATAAGGTTTTCATAGGTTTTTTAATTTTTAGCAACTTTTTTTCATCAAAAAAACGTCATTTTTTACGCAAATCGGTAGCGAAATGAAAAAAACATCTTTAACATCCGCTTATACTCCAAGCGTGTTTTATCGGTTTGCGTAGTTTTGGTATAGCTGTATTGTTCTGTGTCGTCTAAATTTCCACTTATAAATTAAATTTCATCAAATGTACAAATATTTTTATTAATTACACGTGTTTTTTATAAAAAACTTAAATAAAAAAGCCTCAGATTTCTCCGAGGCCAAATAACAACTTACTAACTAACCTATAAATATGAAGTGATTGTAAAATTATAAAATTTTAATTTGTAAAGCAAGAAAAATTAATTAATTTTACAATTAACTAACACTTAACAATATGAGATTATTAATAATTTTACTACTATTTTTTATAGTAGTAACGAATGTTAAAAGTCAAGACAATAAAGAATACTTAATTCTTATTGCATTTATAAAAACAGAGAGTAATTTTAAATATTTAAAAAAGTATGGTGAAATTGTAATGTGTTTTTCTAAAGGAGCAAAAAACGATTGGGGAATTTTACAAATCACTCCAATAATGGTAAAAGAATACAACAATATTACTGGAGAAAAATTAAAGCATTCAGACTGCTTTTACGTTAAAAAGTCAATTAAGATATTTTTAACCGTGCAACGAATACACAACCCTGATTTTAATATAAAAAAGGCCGCTAATTTTTGGAATTGCGGCAGCATATCAAAGCATAATTCTAAATACTACAAAAATATTTTATCAAATCTAAAATAAGATACTATGTTATTTTAGATTTTCATTAAAAAGTAAAATTATGAGTGATTTTTACAATACATATAATGCTCCTTTGACAATGAAAAAATTTCTTTCTCTAAAGAACCTATCCTTTTGTCATGGTCAATTATCTCGCTGTCGTGCCGTGCAATTATTTCTCCTTTTTCAACTAATGTTTTATTTAATGACTCTAACTTATTTAGAATCATTTTAAGTAAGATAATTACTACTGAGCCAAATGCACACAGTAGTAATCCTGCTAGCCATTGAAATGAAATCATTTTTTGAGTTTTTGAGTTTTTAAAATAAATAGAATTAACACTAATTTGATTTATCGTCTTTTTTCAACAATTCGTTTTTGTCACTACTGCTTTTTGAGCTTCCAAAAAAATACCCTAAAATAAGAATTACGCCCATTTTAGTGGTTTCAATAACTCCAACTGTAAAACTATTCGCTTCAACACCTTTTAAAAGGTACGATTGAACAAAATACCCAATTACGAAAAGAGCTGCGAATGAATAAAGGTAAATTTCTTTTGCTTTCATAATAATGATTTTTAAATGAATTTTTCTTCATCTATAATAGTTTTGCATTTATTTAATCGAAAATACTATGTATTTTATTTTTTTGTATATTCTAAAATTGCATTCTTTACATAATTTGCAATAATAGCATATCCGTACGTTGTATGATGCTCTTTATCTGAATAGTATGCAGGATTGTGACAATTAAATAAATTAACATCTGCTGTTTGATTTATCGATAAATGAGCATTACTTGATATATCAATTATAAAATTAGCATGATTTTTCCATTCTGATTTTATATAACCATTTGCTTCATTTAACTTTCCACGAAATATAGTTTCATCAACTGATGGATTTGAGTTAATTAGTGAAGCGTCAGCGCAAGTAAATATGCCCAATTTCCATTTCGCAAATCTTCTGGCATCACAGTAAACCCACGCACGATCAACAGCCGCCCTTGCATTTCCATTAAAATAAATATCATTATGTATCTCATAAAACAGCACACAATTAAATTGTGAATTTGAATTATATAAAGTATCTACTTTTGTTGGCGCTTCACTAATTAATTGAGATGTCTGTCTACCAGAAATACCAACATTACTAATTGTTTTTTGCAGGGTATTAAATGGTGATAATAACGCTAACTGCGAAGGATATGATGTGCCGCCTACACCACTAGTTAATGAATTTCCATCACAAACTATATTGCAATTATTTAAAGATAACCCTCTATTTTTTATAAAATTAATTATCATTAGTATTTTATTACGCTTGACATTCCGACTAAATAATCCTCAACTGTACATTTAAAGTATACTGTACTATTTATTCCTGATACAGATTTCAATATTATTTCAGCCCCGCTCCTTATGTACGAAAATGTAACTACTCCACTTACTCGTTTTATTTTAATAATATCTCCAATTTGAGCAGCCCCTGTACCAGATTGTATCGTTGTTGGTCCATTAAATACGCTCAAATCATATGTATAAACTGAATATAAGAAGCTACCATATTGAGAATCCTGATTAACATATGTTGGGAAATCACTTGTCAACCCTATTCCAAAAAATAGAGAATGACCATTTCCACCATTCCTGTACAATATACCTCTGATTTCAAAATCACCAGAAAACGCTTCGTTACTACATATTTTATTATTTAAACTGGCACTATTAAGTGTGCTATAAAATTGCCCACCGGTTACATTCATATTGAATATATTAGAATAAACTAATTGAGCATTAGACGTAGTAGCATTTGCAGATACATAACTACTATCGTAATATGTTGTACCATTATCACCTAACTCTTTAATACGATAATATTTTGTTGTATTAGCTGTAAGTCCAGTATGAATATAAGTTGTAACTCCGCTTGCGACTGTGCCAAGTATTGACCACCCGATAGTTCCATTGTCGCTAATCTCAATTTGTAAATTCCCGAAAGTTGAATTTCTTGTAAATGCTAAATCAATTTGTGTTTGTCCATTTGCGGTTGCTGTGAAATTGGAAGGAGTTGATAATACCATAGAATACTGTTCAATTATTCGAAAATAGTTTTTAGAACCTTTTGCAGCAAAAAGAATATTATTAACTATGCCATTTGTTTTATCATACTCTAAATTTCCATCATTAACATAATTAGTCAACAACAAATCGTGCGAACCATCCCCTACCGCTTCAATTCCTGCACAACTCATATCTACTCTGCTTTGACTTGGCGTTGTTGGTGTAGTATTTGTCGTTATTTGTATTCTATTGTATGTTGTTGCTAAAATATCGAGTAATATTGTACCAGTAAAATTTATATTTCGTCTTATTAAAGAAATAGAAATAAATTCCGAATCATTTATCAAATCACTCGTTTTTGTAGGAAAAATCACTTTTGCTCCACTATCTACCCATTGTGATGTTTCTACATCCCAAACCCATAATGTATCAGTTTCTCCGACAATAGCTTTCCATCCTAATTGACCAGATGGATAAGCTAAAATTAAAGCTTCCGATGTAGTAAATGCACCTTTATCAAATTCATTCAAATTAGATAATTTTTGCTTTTCGGACATCGTGTAGTTATTATCTGTATGCACGTAATTCGCGTCAATAACAATATTTTCTGGAATGCTTGGTATTTTACCTAAATCTAACCTATCTTGGTCTCTATAAATTATTTTGTCCATCACTCTATAAATTTATAAACGTGAAATATATCTTTATCAACAAATCTTTTTACTTCGCCCGATTTATCTGTATAGATATACTCGGCAGTGTAATCAATTAGTTGCATTGCTTTTGTTTGCTCGCTAGTTAATTTATAGTCTAAGAAACCAAAAAAAGTGCTATTTATTTTTAATTCCAAAAAACCAGTTGTTAAAGGCCATGCAAACTTATAAACAACATTTTTTTTATCAACTATAAAAAACTTAATAGATTCATATTGTGAAGATATGTCAAAAGAACGACTATCAATTGACCGAGCAAATGATTTTGTATATGATTCCCCTTGTATTATTATTATTTGGTTCATCTTGTCCGATGGTTATTGGTTTTCTGACTTAATTTAGCTGAAATATTCACGCAGTCAACACCTTCGATATTTTCTATTGTTGGTACTGCGTTACTGCATTCAACCCCGTTAATAGTGATATTGTCGCAATTAAACATGTCAATTACACTTGCAATAAGCGTTTTGTGTACAGCAAATAAATTAACAGCATACTCTCTAACTGAAGTAGCTCTCATTTTTTGCTCTATATTTTCATCGCTTTTATATGCGCCGTATTCGACAAATGGGATACCCTCAACAAATGAACCTGAAAAGTAATTCACCGGGTTAAAAACCTTTGTCGTTCCTGAATAAAACACAGTATCAAAATCGTTATATGAATTGAAATAGCTTATTTCGACTATGTTTTTTATTTTGTCAGTTACGAAAATAGTATCACTCGTATATCCGTTGTCTGTTATGAAGTACCAAACGCCTTTCGTTAATGTAATAGAATGTTTAAATACTTTACCTGACACCCACCCAGACGGTGTTATTTCAGTCGCCGAGATAGTTGTTTGCGCTGCGCCATCTTTATAAGGTGTAACAGTCACGGAAGCTGAATTATTATATTGAAAAATTAAAGTTTTTCCTGCAAAAAACTCTTTATAATAACTTAATTTTTTATTATCTCCGTAATATTCAACTCGTTGTAATTGATTGTCTATTGAAGGAAAAACCGAACTACTCGCCAGTGTCGAGTTTTTTGTGAATCGTATCGGATTTGTTAACGGGAAAAACATATTTTGTTTTTTACAAATTTATATAAATTACTAAATATTTTAGCATAAAATTAATTAATTAATGCTATCGCTGTTACTGTTGAATTTATTGAACTTGAAAAAGAACTATCAACTGAGTAATCTGCATTATGCCTTATAATTGATGGTGATTCGCCAAATAACAACTTACCGTCGGATTGCATTTTTACAACATTAAATGGGTCTGAACCTGATATTGACGAGTTGTACGATCCATCCAAATTTAAAATAAGTGCATCGCCATTTTGTGCGCTAATTATTTTATTCGTAAAATCAATGCATATACTATTTACACACTCTGTGTAGTATTGAGTAAACGAACTGTCATCACTGCCATCCGAATTAAATCTATATGCACCTTGAGGCGTTCCTGCTAATATTTTACCATCTAGTTGTTTAGCTAAACAATTTATAGAAACAGAAAATATATTACTAATAATTGGAGATTGCCCATCTTTATCAAAATAATACAATGTATCTATAGTAGCGTTGTTAGAACCAATCCAAAATGTATCATCAGAAAGAACTAATATTGATGAAATAGAATAGCCCCCAAAATCAGTTCCAAAAGTATCATCTAAAGAATAATCTGTATTTAATCTTAAAATTCCATTTGAGTGGCCTATCAGAATCTTACCATCAGACTGCAAAGCTAGGCAATTAACCTTAGGAACAGGGTAGTATGCTATAACATAACTACTTAATGGATTTATAGCATGAAAGGAACTTCCTATACCATAGTTTCCAGCGCATATATTACCCAAAGAATCTATAATCAGGCTAGTAACTTTAGTAGAGAAATATGTACCACCCCATGTATTACTACCATCTGATTTTAATCTATATACGTATCCGCTATTAGTTCCTAAAATAATATCTTGACTTTCTTCAATTGAAATTGCTTTCAGCTTATAATGAGCTGTATCGTTGTTTTCTTTTGTTTGAACTACTTCAATTTCTCCATATTTTGCAACGCCATAAATATAAAACTTGTAATATCTATGCGGGTCTAATTCTATCGCATCCTGAATTTCCTTGGTAAAAATATAGTCAAAATCATAAAATTTAGGTACAAATATTTCTTCTTTTCCTACTAATTCTGTTGTAATGTCGTCTATATCTTTAACTCCAGTGCCAAATAAACTCGAATTTTGAACAATATTTTGTTTATCTTTTGACAAAAATTTGAAAAACTTAGTTGATGGGTATAAATGAAGTGTTGTTAGTAGATAGTTCAGCCATCTTTTTAAATTCTCACGAGGCGAAATTGATATGTTATAAAATTTTTCAATACCATCAAACCCAGTAGTTCCAGAACCGTTTTGTTTAATTTTTTTATCGCCGTCAATATCTTCGCATTCGAATACGTATGTCGTTTGGTCGTGGCGGGTATCTGTTTTCCCATATCTCGTAATATTATATCGACGTAAAAATTCAGCTTCTACCGAACTCGCACTAAAGCTACTAGATATATCAACTGTTGATTTAATTTGAGTAGGCGAAGAAAAAGACATCGAACAATTATACTCGTTTGTGCCGTTAAACCTCTCAAATGAGGATTTAGGATAACCAGTATTTATTTGGGGAAAATACGCCTTTGCGTTTATCGATTCTTTAAAATTACTTACTTCGCCAAATTCGAAAAGAAGCTCTTTTTTGTAAAATTCTGATTTTGGGGCCAAATAAAATTTGTTCGTTGAATAATTAAATCCTAGTCCGTAGCAATAAATTGATGACAACGATCTGAATAAATTTCTAAAAGAAACTACGTGTTGATTTTGAAAGCCTCTTATCCTATCGCCTTTTATAAAGTAAAGAAGCTTACTAAAAGAACTGGTTCCTAAAAGATTGTTTTCTGAGCAAATTCTTGCTAAAGTAGAATTTATCAAACTATATTGGCTTATACAGTCTATTTCTTCATCGTCAACTCCTTTTGAAATCACATTACAAACTACTACGTATCGCTGACTTTCCTTTAATATTACGCTCGTGCAATTTGCGTTAATAAATTGTATATATTCTTTTCCATAAATAGTTAAAGGCACTCTTAAAAAGTACTGAGCGTTTATTTTTTCAGTTGGTTTAACTGTTAATTCTAAATTTAACGTTTGCGAATCGTACGGTATTGTAATTTCTTCGCCATTTGAAAAATTTGACTGAACTTCTTGAGAAATTTCATGTACGGCAATTTCTTTATCTTTTGCGTCTAAATGATATATTTTAAGTCCAGTTTCAAAATTTATGTACGCGTCGTCGTGTTCGTCAAATAGTGGCGAAGTAGGTAATATTTTAGTATTTGTAAGCGAACTAATAGGATTGATTTGTAAAGTTACCGTAGAATCTGTATTGTTCGTATTTTCGTAAATACTTTCAGAATCTTTTGATAGTTTAAAGTCGTTTTCGTCTTCTTTTTTTGAAATAGTAACAACATTTGGACTTAATAAAGTTTCTTCGTGAACTAGTGTTAGTAAGCCAGCTTTCATAGTATCATCGGCTCCTACAATAAATTCCATGTTGTGACTTGCAAACCTAAAACTTCCTGTTTTGTTATAAAGAACTATCCTCGCTCTTAAAGATAGTTTTTGACTAACGCGCCTAGTTAAATCACCAAGTTGAGTTATAATAAAAGTATGTGCGTCAGTTATTGTTTCCGAATGTTCGTTTTGCCCCTGAAGTAGTAAATATTCTTTTGACCAAACCTGTGAAAAATTGCTTTCTCCATCGTCGTCGTACATCCTAAGCATTAATTCATATCTAAGCGTTGCAGTTCCTCCAAGTATGTCATAAAAATTGTATTCACAATAAAATTTTTTGCACTCAGCAACAACTTGAGAAATCTTTGAGTTATACTCTAATTCCCAATTTTCTGTATTTTCGCTAACATAAATAGCATTTATTATTAAATTCCATTTGTCAAGTACTTTTGGAATAAAATAACCATAATATGGAGACGTTATATCAGATACTGAAATAAATAAAATATCATTATCTTCAATTCCATGAGGCGAATTAAAATGCAATTTAGTTTTTGAACCAGAAGCATAAGAACTAATTGTAAATTTTTCTCCTGAAATTAAACTATTGGCTGATACCGTTCCTAAAGGTAATTCACATTCCCAAATTGTTTTGCTGCCATTATATTTATATGTATAATCAAAATTTTTCCCTATGTCATTTTCCGAATACCACTCCTCGTTAAGTACATCGTTAGAACCAACACCTTCTTTAATTCGTATTTTCTTTTCGTTAACTTCGTTTTCCTGCTTGCTTATCTCGATTTTCTCGCTATCAACCGTTTGCATAGTAGCTGAATTACCCATGTATAGGTCAATTCGTGTAAATGTTACAGGCTCTGTGGAAGTCGCATTAATAGTTACGTTGTCTAACGATTTATTATTAAACAAATCAACCTCAATTTCGTCTCGTGAAGAAAATTTATACAAAACAGAATCTTCTACACATCCGCATGTTATGTAATCGCCTGAAACATCTATTATTTGATTCACTCCGCTCTCTGCGCTTACATCTAATTTTCCTTCGAACCAAGTGTAGTAGTCATCTGTATTGTGATTCTTTTTTCGAATTATAATTTTAATATCTGAATAAACTCCATATAAATCGAGCTCTTCTTTTATGAAGTCACCACCATACCCGCTTGCAACTGGAAATCTCAAACTTAATGTGTACGACCTCATAACAGAGTCGTAATACTCACTTCTATTGTACGTTTTTCCAATATTGTCCCATCCGGCAGGGGCGTGGTCAAGTTCAATTCCTGCCGGAACACGCATACTTATTAAATAAAACCTATATTCTTTATCCATTAGCTCCTGAAATATTTATCGGTGTAATATTTTCTTGAATTGCTTTCACTGTTTAGTTCAACTAGTGCGTTTGGTGTCCATATTTGCGTAGGTCTACTAGATATTGCTTTTCTTGTTGCTCTTTGCTCTGCGATAAGTGGCTCGATATTTAATTGCGAATCTTTTTTAATTTTTAAAGTATCCCAGTGGTTTATAACTTCTGAACCGTTTGGCAAAACTACAGGAGTTGAAACGTTAGGTGTTTCGTACATTCTACCATCGCTTGTTTTAATTATTTCTTCACCGTATCTATCACCTACAATTGCAAGTCCTGACAAATTTTTACCGCCTTTCCAGTATTCGGGAATCGGAGTTCCTATGATTGCTGCCATTTGTATTGCTCCAATTGCAGCTATTATTGGTACCATCCAAGGTGTTTTCAATGCTGCAACAATTGCCGAGGCTATATCAATTCCTGCTTGAGCAACTTTTAATATTTTATCAAATATTGCTTGTTTCCGCTGTATTTCTGATTTTTCTTTTGCGTACTGCTCTTCTAATTTTGTAGTGTCTTTGCCTGATTTTTTAGCTTTGTCAATCTTATATTTATAGCTTTTGTCTAATTCTTGAAGCTCCCTAGCATAAAGCATATTTCCAAAATTTGAAACTTCTGCTAACCCTTGTTTTGTAAATGATAAGTATTTTAACGTTTTTTCTCGTTTTTTATCTTCTACAGTATCTTCATAATTGTTATTGTCGTCTGCTTTTTGCTTTGTTAGTGCAAATATTTTTGCATTATATTCTTTTTGACTTGTAATGCCGGCCTCATATTTTGCTTTTTCATTAGTCAGTTCAGCATCTAAGAAGTTTTGTTTTGCGATGTGAAGTTCTGATATATATGCAATTTCGGTATCATAATTATTAGCAAATGTTTTACTTTTTTCATTATAAGCACTATTTGCGGCATCTACTTCATTTAAATAAGTTTCGTTTATTGCGGCATCTATATCATTTAATTGTTTTAGCTTATCGTCGGCCAACTGTTTATTTCTATCTAACTCATTTTTCATCAAAGTAGCTCCGACATCATTAACCTCTTTACGATTTTTGATGTCATTATCAGTCATTTCTTTATTCCAAGCTATTTCATTATCTATGTTTTCTTTTTCTTGCTGCTTGGCTTCTTTTTCTAATTTTGTCATTTCTCTGAGTAAGCCTTTTTTTGCTGCATCCCTTTCAGCTTCTATTTTATAAACTGCAGCATTAAGATTTTTTTGCTCTATTAATTTTTCTTCTGTATGAAATTTTGACAAGCTAAATTCTAGTATCTCAGCATTTTGTCTTAATTTAGCAATATCTAAAGCGTTTTTTTCAAGCTCATCTTCTAGGTTGTAAGCTTCTTTCATAAAAGCCATTCGATCTTTTATCGAATACTTGTCTTTTTCACGAGCTTTTAATCTAAGTTCAGCAATGCGAGCCTCTGATTTTGCCTTCAATTCAATATCTTCACGTTCTTTGTCATCAGCCTCGTCTCTCATTTCAGCTATCTTTGCTGATATTTCTGCGTTTTTTAATTGCTGTTCCGCCCATTCTTTCCCCTTTTTTATTAACGCATCTGTTTTTTCTAAAGCATGGTCTACCCCTGTTCCAACTTTTAACAATGCATCGGCAGCTATTCTACCAGCTTCTTTAAAATCGCCTTTAAATGCTGACCAAATAGCCTTACCTAGTTCTGGTAGTAGTTCGATTAATCCAACTACTCTATTAACTACTTGTTCTTTTATTAAATTCCCAAAGCTTTTTAAAGTTTCTACTGGACTTGAAAAAGCATCTATAATGACATTGCCAATTTCTGAAAGCACGTCCATTATGCCTTTAAGAACTGTTCCGATAACATCCATAATTTTAGTCCACCTATCCTGACCAGCTTCTGAACTTGTGAAAGCTTCTTTTACTGCCAGTATTGCAACAGCAACAGCCGCAATAACTGCTCCTATCGGGGTAGCAATAAAAGCCAATGAAGCTTTAATCATAGATTGAATTCCTTCAACCACTCCACCAAATCCAGGTATTAGTTTATCGATAGCGGAGCCGTAATTTCCTATGTTTATTTTTTGTTTTTCTAATGCTGATGAATTTTCTGCAATCTTTTTATTGTTGTCGTCAATCTCTTTATTTATTTTACTTATTTGCGATTGACCTTCTTTTGTTGCAGTGTTTATATTATTCCTAGCAATTAAAAGATTTTTATTTGCTTCTTTTAATTTATTAATGCTATTTTCTTCTGCCTCAATTCCTTTTTTAGCGTCGTCTCTAGACTTTTTTTCTTCTTGCTTTTGTGTTAGTATTTCTTTTTGTTTTATTGCCAATGCCGCTTGAGCATCTAATAATTTTTGCTCTGCATCTACTAAGTCTTTTGTAGCCTCTTTGCTTTTTACATATAAGACATTTACATCGACCTGACTTTTTACAGAATTGGCATTAACGGAACTTATTTCTTTGACAACACCAGACAGCTTAATTAATTCATTAACGAATACCTCAACAGTAGTTGTTAAGCCTTTAAACTCTTTGTCTAAGTCTTTTAACCCGTCAATCTCTAGTTTATCGTCAGCCATTTTTACCTATTTTATTAATGTATTCCTGTGTTTTTTTGTTTTTTTCTTCAATAGATTTTAGTAGATAGCAAAAACTTTTTAGGGTTATATTGTCGTCAATTGTTATCTCTGAATTGATTGAAATTGTCCATTTTAATGCATCCCATGACATTCTTTCCTCTGGTCCTTGTTTTGCTTGTTCTTTTTTAGCGTTACGGATTCGATGTTTTGTTAGTTCTTGGTCAAGTCGTAATTTAACAGAATTAATATTTTCATCGGTAATTTCGTTTATGTCAATGCCAAATATCTTTAATGGCTCAAAAGCTTCTTTTCTTCGAAGTTTCAAAAGGTAGTAACCAATAATTAAAGAATTTAGTTTGTTATTCTTTTTAATGTCGTTAACCGTGTTAGTTAGTGATTCGTAATACTTGTTATTACCTGTTAGTTTTTGATAGTCTGAATAAATTTGCTCCCATGCAGCCACAAGTTTATCATTCGGATAGTCGCAATGTCTACCGATAACCAAATAACGCAAATCGTTTTTTTCAAGTGAAGTAAAAAAATATTTGGCCTTTATGTCTAAGTCACAATAAAGGCCAAATCTTAATTGATTAATCTTTTGCCTTATCTTTGTCTTTATTGACTTTAGTAGGCTTTTCAGTTTCAATTTCATCGAGTTGAGGTTTGATAGTTTCTAATACTGTTCCTGACCAATTTTTAATTGGATAAATTTTCAAAGAATCTGTAATTACTTGCACTATTCCTGTCTCGTTTGCTTTTTGCTGTGCTAATATTTTAGCTTCGTTTAAGTTTTTCATTCAATCGTTTTATTAACTCTGGTTTAACTTCTCGTAATAATTCTGACATGTTTTCTTTAATTAACCCAAATATTTTATAACCACTTGTAATTTTAAGTATTTTACTTAGCTTACTGTCTTTTGAAGAAACTTTTAAATAATCTGTTTTCTTCTCAGTAAAAAAACCTTCGTAAAAATCCCCAGTATCATACAAATCATACTTGCCATTGCTTATGCTGCCTTCTTGTTTCTTTTTAACGAGTGTGCGAGGCGAATATTCTGGCATGTCTTCATTATTTGCATCTTTACCGTGTCTTAGCTGTTCGTGGTTTAAGTCGATTATTAAAGATTCATTCTCTTTTGCAATAGTTAGCGTAGTATCAACAATGTCAATACTACGCATATTTTGCAAAAGTTGTGAAGGTGTCATTTAAGAACCAATAACTGTTTTATCAGAATAAAATAAGCTTGTTGCACTTGGTATTTGTTCAACCGAACCAGTAGTAAATGTAGTAAATGCAGCAACATAGTCGCCCGGGCTTGTCGCGCTTTCTGTTATACCTGTTGGAGTTACAACTGCACCAGCGCCATTCTTAAATTGTAAGTTAGCTGCTACAATGCCACTGGCAGGCTCTGATTTCACAGAACCGTCAGCATTGGCAGAACTTTCATAAACATAAGCAACAGAGAAAGGTACTGAATTACTTGAAACTGTGCCGGGCGTAATTACAAGTTTTGTGAGTGGCTCTAATTCGCTGAATAAGAACTCAGGGCAAATTGTAAATCCGTTCTTATCCCACTCGTTGTTGTCTTGGTACTGAATTTCAATAACAGAAAATTCGGGTTTGTCTCCAGAAAATTCGTTTAAAATTACATCGAAGTAAGATAATTTAAACCCGCAATAAACACTGTTTTTAAAAGTGCATTTAAGGTTGTTATTGCCATCGTATGTCATTGCCTCCCAGCCTTTACCTTGCAAAGTAAACAAAAGATTTGATTGGTCTTTTGTTAGATTGAATTTAAACATCTTGCCACGTTTTCCGTTTCGAAGCTTAATCTTGTCTTTTGATGGGCTTGTGTAATAGTCGGCCTCAACGTCTTTTGCTTCGACTTCTTTTAGGCCGGGAATAATAAATAGGCTCTTTGAAGCAATAAGAGCGTCGAAAGTCGCCTTACTTGCTAAAGCTACTTTTGTTGCAATTGAAGTACCGGGGCGGAAAAGTAGAAGCCCCTTATCCTCGATGAACGTGTTACCTTTTTCCAGTGATTGGCCTACTGGCGTAACACTGAGATTTCCTACTAATTTTGTCATTGTTTTTATTTTTAATTGTGAAACTTAATTAACGAAATTTATTGAACCTTCTAAACCACCACTCATTACTACATATCCATTTGCGTCAATCGCGCTCGAAAGTGTTATTTTAATATAGCTACCTGAAATTACTTGAACATTTGTAATTGTCAACTCAGTATCGTCATAGCTAAATGCTTTAAATGTTAAGCCTGTCAAGTTTGTTATAGGAGCAAATTGTCCGTATTTTCTAATCTTAAACTTAATTGATGTTGAATCAAATTTTAAACACTGACTTAAATAAAATAAGTCAGAAGATTTATAAGACAGTGTATGTACTTCGTTTGTTTCATCTACAATAGAAATAGAGCCGCTTGTCGGTGTAAAATCTGAACAACTAATTGAAAACCAACTTAAATCACCAACACTACCTCCGATTGAAACATTTTCAGAAGCTCCGTAAATATTGTCAATTATCGAAGCATGGAGTATGGGACTTATTGCTGCGTTGTTTTTTGAATACCTATTAAAAAATACATATGTCCCAACTTTATTATATTGGTCAAAAATATCAGTTTCCATTGTATAGTCAAAATTATAGTGTACTTCAAAATTGTTTAATAATATTGATATTGAGCCAATTCCAAAAATAGAATCAGTAATTACAAATGATACTCTTTGATTTGCTTCGTCTAGTGTCGCAGCACATTCGTGTATTGTTGTGCCTTCGTGAGTATTTGAAAAACTAGTTAGGTTAATAGCTTCGACAGGAACAAAGAACCCGCTACGGTCGATAACTGACAGAACTAACTCAGTATCAGTTTTTGAATAAATATCAAAATAATAATCTGGTTGGTCAGCTACGTATAATTCGTTTTTGTATCCGACACTTATTCCAAGTTGCTCAAACTTAACCGAACCTACCGATATAAATCCGTTAACCGAAATCAAATAAACACCGTCGTTAATTTCTTCAATCGTATCAATGTCGATTACTTTATTGTCGTAGAATTTAATAAGGTCTTTGTTGAATTGATAACCATTTATACCGACTGTTAACCTTAATTGATAATTGCTGTCAAAAATAAACGCAAAGTTATTTGTAACTGTGTTTTTATAGCCTATACAAAACTTGTCAAAGTAAATTAATCCTTCATTTAAAGCATGTGCGAACGTTGCCAAATAAAAACCATCGGTTTGCTCTGTTACCGTTGCTTCTAAATATCCATTTACAGAATCATTTATATACACCTTATCAAACTCGTAATTTTCAATACCAATACCATTTAAGTACTGCAATTTGAACTTTACTTCATTGTCATTTGGATAAGTAATATTTGTTATATAGCTTTCGTCTAAGTTCAAATCTTCCAAATCGAACGAGTTTTCACAAATTAAATTGCTGAAATTATCCGACAGTTCAACATACAACTGACCAAATTGTAAAGTAGGCAATCCATATTTCGGTGCTTCAAAACTTATGCAGCTCGTTTTAAATGGGTAAATCCTATCCGATATTCCCAATTGGCCGTATTTATTATTGTTTTCGTCAATAAAATAGCATTCATATCCATTATTTGTAAGCTTTTCGAGTTCTTTGTAATTATCAATATCGCTGTAAACTGAAAACTGCCATCCGGGACGAGCCTCTTTACCCACATAACTAAAGCCTAAAAACGATTTTAACATCTGTGTTGGCTCAAATTTTTCGGCAACCTCAACAATGTTATTTACAATTGTCAAAGAAGCTTTTTTCTCTACCCATTTTGCTACGTCGTTAAAATCGTCAACGTCGTCAAAATATGTACCCTCTGGACAAAATACAACCGTCCGAAAAGCTAGTGGGTTTATTTCACTTTGCTTTTTGAAAGTTAAAACAGGGGCTGTATTTTCACAATTTATAATCATGTCCGGGTAAATCTTTTTTCAACTTAACATTTTTAAAATCCAACTTCGAGCAAACGAAATGGTCACTTAAATCATTGGCCGTCGTCGATGGGTTGTAAATATTTTCCTTAGTATATTTAATTAACCCGTCGTCTTTTATGGTTTCAAAATAGTTTGATTTTTGAATGCACTTAAAAAACTTATCTATTATAGGATATACACTATTTACAAATATTTCTTGCTTCTTTGCACTTGAGTCATTCGATTTGCATTCGGCCATAAAATAAAGAACGAAATCCAATTCATTCCAGTAATACGATTCGCCTTCTTTTATCTTAATATTTGGTTCCAATGCGAAAAAAGGAAATTTCTTTTTACCCAATTCGCCTTTAACAAGTGCAATTTTTACAAGCTCGTCCCATGTCGCAAATATGAAAGGAACACCCATTTTATTTGAGTATTCAGTTAATATTTCGCTCAGTGACATTGATTTTATCATATTCCGAGCGGATTAATGTGCTTTAGTTCTGTAATTTGTATGTTTGGGAATAACCCACTTTGCAGTAAGTATGCTGCCGCCTCTGCATATAAATCAACGCCTCTATTAAAAGCAATGCAAAGCTGTTCACGAGGTATCACGTATTCGCCTATGTTGTTTTTAGGGATAAATGAACCTTTAACAGTATTTGAAATAAGCCTATTAGTTACATACTCGTAAAAAGTAAAGCAAGCAAGCATATCTAAAATTCCCGTGTATTCAAATTTGAATCCTTCGTATTCTATTAACTCATCTGGTTTCCCTTCAAAAAATTCAGGAACAAATACAGTTAAAGAATTTTCTTCAACCATCTTTTTGAAATTGAAAAATTCCTCAGCGCCAAACAAATAAGTTAAATATTTTCTGTATGCCTTATCGTAGTCTGGTTCGATTAGCTCAATAAAGCTATCTGAGCTAGTATCTAACTTAGTTTCGCTTTTTAAGAAATATGTTTCGTCTATTAACATAATTTTGTTTTTGAACGCTCCGAGGACTTGAACCTCGGACGGCTCCATTAGCGTTTAATATTGAAAAATTGCCTCGACGTAATTAATCTTTGTTTTTAATGTCCCGGTTGTTTTTGAAATTTGCAATCGGTATTCTCGATAAGTTTGTAAAGTACTTGTTTGATTCGTTATAAATGCCGTGTCTGCACTTGTCTGCCATGTTCGTACAGTTGCAATATTAGTCCATGTGTCTGTGGAGTGTTTTCGAGCTTGTAAAATAGTTCTATTAATGCCTGTGCCGGAAACTTTATGCAAGCTGACCTTAAATGAATAAAATACTTTGTTAAGCTTATTCGGTTGAATGGTTACGTACTGAACAGTATCGCCAATGCCACAAGTATCGGATGCAACCCCAGCATAATAAACATACCCACTATTTAAATCTAATGAAAGCGTGGGGTCTGCGGCTTTCAAAGTTGTGAATGCAAATGCACTAATTAGAAGTGCGAGTAATAATCCTAATTTTTTCATTGTTTTAATTTTTTTTGTTATACTTTCTTTTTTCAGTAACGGCCTCTCCGTTGTCTTCAACATCTTCGGAAATTTCAGTAACGGCCTCTCCGTTGTTTAATAAAGCCTCGGCTACTTTTTTTGCTACCGTATAGGCTTGGTTTTGTTTTAAGTGTACGGATTTTTTAGAACCGTACACTGTAACTAATTCAACCATATTTTAGTTTTGAAGTTTCTTTAAAGAACCTAAAACAGTTGCTACGTCAAGTTTTACCCATCCTTTTTTGCTTTCAGTTGTAAGCTTTAAGTTCGAGAAAATTTCACCAACAATTGTTTTTTCGTTTTCGATGAACTGATTCCCGTACACGCCTTGACGAACGATGTAGTTTGAGTGCTGCTCTTTGATTATCGAACCTTCGCCCAATAAAATTGTACCAGCGTCTATTTTGTTTGTTACGAACAAACGAAGGCCGGGAAATAAAACAGCATCAGGTATAAAGATAGGGTCGCCGTTTACGTTCTGCATGTTTTGGGTTGATGCATAATCAGAAGGATTAATAACCAACGTGTCGGCTGCGTAGTTATAGTTAGATAACTGCAATTTACCGGCATTAACAACGTTCATCACTGTTGGTTTTGTAATAGTTAAATCCAAAGCAGTGCCTGCATAACTTGGAGCCCAAGCTAAAATGTCAGCCAATACGCCTGCATTGTATGCGCGAAGTACATCTTCTTCAAACATATTGATAATGTCCAAAGAGAGTTGCTGAAAGTCCATTTCAACCTCTTCGGTAAATTCAATACGACCAGCATATTTTTTTCGCTCAGAAGATTTCCAAACAAATTTCTTGTCTACCAAAGGTTTTTCAGAGCCTTCGCTTACAGCGGTTGGAACACCAACTCCGGCGGTTTCTTGCTCTTTCCATTTCCAAAATTGAGGAACAATAGAAACTAATCGGCTTGCAATGGCATCGATAATGAAGTTTTTCGGGTAACGAATAACTTCAATTTCCATGTCGTCGAAAACGTTGTCATTGTTAATGGCAGTTGCCCCAGTTACAACAGTTGCAGTTGTCATTAATGCAGAAGCGGCACGCTTCAACTTAAATTCGATTTGCCATGGGGAGGTCGATTGGTGGCGAGCAATTTTAAGAATTTCTTCTTTCTTTGCTTCCAATGCTTTACGAAGCACTGATTTTTCTTGTTCGTTTAGGTTACGTTTGAATTTGTTTTCAACGTCATCAACCTTGGTAGCAAGCGCACGGATAACTCCAGCAACAGTTTCAGAGCCTTCGAAAACACCCAATTTACCTTCTACAATTTCAGAAAGCTGTTTATTTCTTTCCACTTGGTCGTTCTTAAATGCCCCCTCGATAGCTTCGCCGATAGAGCCTAAGAAGTTTTCTTCGCTGTCGGAAAGCTGCGATTTTGCAGCCGAACGACAAATCTTTAAAAAATCATCTTTTTTCATCGTTAAAATTTTTGAATTAAATTATTTATAATTGACTTTGGCTCTATCTTTTCGATTTGTGCCTTTAAAGCTCGTTGTACTGAAATTTGAGACGAAATGTCCTGCGGTATTGGAGCAAAACTTAATGATGTTGGCTCCCATAAAGTTGCATTGTATATAGGAATTTGCCCATTTGTACGAGATACTTCATACTGCAATATGTCGCCCTCAATTGATACTGTTTTTACAATTCTATTTTTAATATCGCTTCTTAACGCATCGTCTGCCCTAGCCCCCAACTTTGCACGTATCAAAATACCTTCAGTAGTAAATTCGTATGAAACTGTTATCCCGAGTATTTCTAAAGCGCATTGGTCTTCTGGTTCTGGGTGATTGTCGAACAACGGAAGACCAGAATCTAACCTTTCAGATTTGACATTCGATGGGTCAGTTTTCAGAACTTGATAAAAATATTCACCATTTGAAAATGAATATCTTAGTTGCTTATTATCGACAGGAACCGCAATTGCTTCAAAATCATAGTCTGTAGATTCGCTTGGTTTAATCTTTGCACGAATGATTAAGTTTTCTTCTCTGGATTTATTATCAATTTTCTTTTCCATAGCCGTTTAATATTTTATCAATTTCAGAATTAACAAAATCTGTTTTTTCTGGAGAAATATCTTTTATTTTCTTTAAATTGTCAAGTCGTTTTGAAATGCTTGTTTCTTTTGCGTCTTCATTTTGTTCAAATGCTGAAACTCCCGAATAGTCTGCGCCTATCGAATACCCTAAAACATCTAATCTATAAGCCTTTGTGAACAATTCACAAACAGTCTGAACAATACTTTTAGTTGAGTTTTCCCATACTGTTTTTTCAGATACCCCCTGATTGTCGAATGTTTGACCATCTTTTCTTGGAACTAATCCGGGCGGAATTTGATAAACTGAGGCTATTTTTATAGAGTTTTCGAGAGTTTCTTCGAGTGGCAATAAATCCTTAATCGAAACCAATGTATTTATAAACTCTAAGGGAACTGACGAAATACCCCAAAGATGACGCTTTCCAGTCAATCCTCCACGCTCGTTAATGTCTTTTAATATGCTATCTCTGTTTATTGGGTCATTAACTATATCGGCCAATCCATTTTGATTTGCTGAAGATTTTTTCACCAAATATCCGGCAAATCCATTGTTTGCATAAACATTAAAACGAGCTGAATAAACAGATAAAAGAGTGTCAATTGATTTCTGGCACTTAAATAATGGGCTTTTTGAAAGAATATTTGAATATTGTTGACGAGTAGAATCTATATTTTTTATAACCAAATTTTCGACTTCTAAATATTCGTTAAGATACGACTGACAGTATTGCGCCTTTTTTATTAATGAATTAAGACTATTCGCCTTTAAAATCGACATGCTTGTAAATTCATCAATTCGCAAACTGTCGGGTGAAAGAATGTCAATCCTATTAATATTTGAGGCCGATAAAACAGCGTCGTATGCGCTAGGTCTGGTTGGGTAAGCTATAATATTTCCGCTTGCCAAATACGAGAAAACAGCTTGATAAAACAAGTCAGAAAATGAATAGAAAGGGTTTATTTTGTCCCCAATAAATCTGTTTAATTCTGTATTAACAATCTCTTTGCCGTTTTTTGATATGTAAAATCTTAGCTTAGAGGCTCTATCGGAGTGAAAATCGATAGGCCAAAATATTTCAGCTACTGAGTTTGCTAATATAAATGCGTTTTGGTCTGTTAAATTTTCAGGGATGCGAAGTTGTCCGATTCGTTCTTGAGAATATTCGGCTTCTTTCTTTAAATCAAATTCTTTCTTTCTTAAAAATGGAATTCTTTCAAGAATTGACATTTGCTAATATTTTTAGCAAATATACAAATATTTTTATTATACAACCGTTTTACTAAATTATTTAGCTGTATAAAATTGAATTATATTTAATCTTAATAACTTTTGCAGCCATACAAATAACGTCCATTGCATCCTTTTTGTGCTTATTATCTCCTTCACTTGAATAAGTTGTAAGGTCAGTAATGAACGTATTGTAGTCTTTTATCTCTTTGTAGTTCTGATTAAATAAAAACTTATCTCTTACAAATTCATAGTTTGAAAGTATTCTAACCTCTTTATTTTCGGAGCTATTGAATGGACTTAATTTAGTTGACAACTGCAAGCTGTTTATTGTCTTTTTTAGTAAAAGAGCTGAAGCAAGTCCAACCCCGTTCGATTCAATAAACACATTTTCAGATTTATTTTTTTGAAGTTTTGAAATTATGTTTTCGTTATTTACTTCTATCCCATCCTTATTGCAAATTACATCTTCGAGGTAAATATTTACCAACTTACCAATGATAATGCAATTGCAGAATATGGCCGCTAGTTTGTCTCCTCCCATATCAGCCGGGTCAACTACTGCAAATCTAAATGTACTTTCAATTGGCATTTGTTGAGTTAGTCTTAATCGCCCTAATGGAATTAATAACCCTTTAACCTCATAAGGACTCTGCATATATTCTGCACTCCAAATACTTTCGTCAATCTCTGATTTAATTTTTTGATATTCTTCTGTACTTTTTACATCTTCACAAAATGAACGGTCATCAACCATAGCAGCAACTATGATAGAGTGAGTTAGTTTATTACTTTCAATTGCTTTGCCTATTATGTCATCTACTGCCCATCGTGTTCCGATAAATATTTCAGGGCAGTTTTTTTCTTTTCTCGAATCGTGAGCTGATTGCTTCCACATCTCAACATTTTCGCGAGTAGTAACACTAAGCGCGTCTGACATTGATTTATAAAGGTCGTCGGTTATTGCCAAATTAGCACCAAATCCAATTATAGAGCCACCAACCCCAGAACCGAAATACCCAACTTGTTTTGATTGTTCTAAATTCCACCCTCCGAGGTTTTGTTTATCACCTGCAAGTTTTATATTAGGAAATACATCTTTATATTTTTCGCTCCGAACGATTGCGCGAGTGTCATAACTAAATTTATCATACAGAGTTGCTGTGCATGTATTTCTCATTACAGATAATTCTGGGAATCTACCAATCCAATACGCTGCAAACAGTGAAGTAATATAAGATTTACCAGCTCTAGGCGGCAATGATACAGATATGCTAATTGCAATTCCGTTTTTGTACTTGTCAATTACATCCTGAAATGCAATTGCAATTTGTTTTAAAAATCGCCTTTTATTGAAAAATTCGTAATCATAGTGAAGGCAAAATAACCAAAAATGCGAAGTCGCCCCGGCTCGAATAATCAATTTGTCAATTTCACTAATATTGCTCGAGGGCTTTATCAATTTGTTCCTTTGTTAGTGTAATCGGGATAGTTGTGTTTATGTCTTTGCCGTTTGTTGAAAGGTCAACCCTATCTGACCATCGATAATTAGCTTTTAAATTGACTATTCCAGTAGCTTCTTTTATAATTCCTTTTTTTGTGTTCGAAAAACAATTTCGCTCAATGTTAGTATGAAGTTCATTATCAAGTCGTTTTAGACTTGGGTATGTATCTTTAAGATAAATAAAAAGGTCTTTGTATATACCCAATTCTGCTGCGATTTCTCCAATAAAATCGTATGAATATCCAGTCTTTTTGCCATTAATTCCAAAGTCGTATAATTCTTTTTGCTTAGTTAATTCAATAGCCTTTTTGAATATGTTAACAGCCTTTCTAATTGTCCATTTTTTTGCGTTTATATTACCAAGTGGAGCCGCCATAATTAACGATTTAAACAAAAAACTACATAGAAAACAATAGATAACAATACTATTATCGAAAATTCTATTAATAAAAAACAATATATATTTTTATAAAGAATTTTCATTAATTAATTATTAAATTCAATAACTGCGTTTACGAAATAATAGCAACCAAAGTGCCATCGTTTTTTGTTGCTTCAAAATGCGTTCCTTTGCTTTCGACTTTATCGCAAAAAATTATTCTTTTTTCTTGATAATAATAAATTGTAACTATTTTCATATTTAATTAAATATAATTGTTGTTTTATAATGCAAATATACTAAATATTGTTTATTAATTTTTCATTAATTCAAATAAGCTTCTTAATATTTTCAATCCCGGTTTGTTCAATTTGTTTCTTATTCTTCAAAAGACAATCTTTATCGAACAAAATAACAGTTAATTTATTGTTAATAAAATCGTTACCGACATTCCCAATTTTAAATCCGTTGCAATTAAATCTATTCATTGCAATATTCAATTGATAATGAACCTTTTCAATGCTTTTACCCTTGTTTACTTTTAAAACTACGTAATTCATGGATTTTAAATTAATTATTTACTCTATTATAAAATACTCTCACAGTTTCCTTATCGAACCAGTAACTATTCGTGTTAAAACTATTCGTTATTGTTGCTTTAAAGTTTACATTCTTTCCAATTGTTTGAATCGAAAACTTATCGCCTTCTTTGCAATAAAAGCTTACTACTTTGTTAATTTTACTCAACTGGTCGCTGAATATTACTTTTGAATTTGAATTGACATTTACCGTATAATTTTCAAAAGCATACGCTTTAAACTCAATAGTGATATTACTTTCGTTTTCTTTTTTGCAACTACTCTCAATTAATAAAATAATTGCTAAAATTTTTAGTATTTTCATAGCTTATTTTTGAATTAATTTTTATTGCGTATATTCTGCCAAAAGTTATTATATGTGTATTTATGCGTTTACAATGTAGTTATACGCAATTAAGCCCACTCGCCACATTGCGCACATTTACCAAATTCATCAAAAATAAAACTATTGCATTTTTTACATGTTATTATTGATTTATCGGTATCTATTAGC